GCATTAGCAATTGGTGTAGTTAATACTGGAGTAGTTAGTGTTTTGTTAGTTAGCGTTTGTGTGTATGATTCAGAAACTAATGTTGAGTTGCTACCTGCAGGTAACAATAAAGTATTACTCGCAGATTGAGAATGTGGTGCCGCTTGTAGAGTTTGTGCGTGAGCATTACTTGACTCACAGTAAAATAACATTTGCGAAGCTGTGCCGGTATTTTTAAGATCAATAACACCACCCAAAACAAATAGATCATCAGTAACAGTAATGTCCGCTGGTACTGTTACATTGTTTGTAGTAGCGTCTTCAAATACTGCTTTACTAGCAGGCAGTGTTACAAAAACATCTTTAGTACCTGCAGAAAAACTAACCGGATTATCACTGTTAGAACTTTGGAATACTGTTGTACGAGTCAGATCAGAACTGTCACCGTCTAGTGTACCTAGGCCAGTTTCAAATTCAGCACCGCCACGTAAACTAATAGCATAATAACAAGTATTGGAATTACCAATACCTGCGGCAAAAGTTTGAAACCCAACAACTGCACCGCCAAGTGCCATTGCACCTGTGCCAGTAGTTGTACTAGTTTCTCTTACTCTGTCGTTTAAGACTAAAGCCATTATTTATCCTTTATGCTATTCTAATAATAGCGTCAGAAGCATTAGCTGTTGGAAATTGCACTACGAAGTCGCCGTTAGTTGCAGTTTTATTTCCACCAAAATCTAATACTAAACAAAGTTTATCACTGTTAGTGTCATTATAAATAGCTGCAAAAGCTGCTGTTAATGTCACTGATGCAAAAGTCTCATCAGCAAAATCAACATGTCCGGTAGTACTGGTTGCTGCTACTGCTTGACTATCTAATACTTGTCCACCTGCTGCATAACTTGTACCACTTGAACTAACTTCATTAGAAGTAGAATAAGTTGTAGACGAAGCACTGTATGGATTAGAAGTATACAAAGCTATTTTAAAACTATTTCCGCCATTTGCAAAGTTGTGCGTACCAGATAAAAGTTCTGTTTTAAACGCTGTTGGTATTATATTTGCCATTTTTTAGTCTCCTTAATAATTTATGGTGATGGTGATTGAATAGGGATACGTAGTGCACCATCTCTGTATTCGTCCCTGCGTCTACGACCCTGTTGTTGCGCCGCATACGTTTGAATTGCTTCTTGATAAGAAGTCTCATATTGTTGTAACATATTTTCAGGACCTTTCAAGTATTTAAACGTCTCAACTAAACATGCATATAGTAATAAATCAGGCACAAAATTAGAAATATCAGTGCTTGATCCTTCGGTAAGAGTGATTGTTTGCGGGTGTTTTATATAAGCCATAGTTAGGGTATAGGCCGCATCTGGTGTAGGTGCCACCACCCAATTGTCCTCGTCCCAATGCGCGTAATATTTTGGTAATCCCCTATCACTAACATTATCGTAATCTGGAGCATATTCTGCTAAAAATGATTGATCTACTTGTTTTAAATATATTTGGTCTGAAGTGGTTGGATCAGTAATTTGAATTGACCTAATAATCCGCGTGCCGGTAGGCACTGTTACATATCTAATTCCAATAACCGTTTGTGATGTTGCATAAAACTTGTTCGCATCAGCATCTACAGTTCTGAATATTCTAGCTTCAGCATTAATTATAATAGTATTAAGAATACTATCAGTTAATACTGTACTACTTACTTCAGTGTAATCTCTAATTGCGGTTCTTAGTGTCGTTAATGTAAATCCCATAATAATCCTAACTTACTAATGTTACGGGGCCCGATGATATTAAATCACCCCCGCCATTTATACTTCCAGTTGTAGCAGTGTTTGTTACAACAGTAAAATGATAAAAATTTGTTGTAGTTGTAGCGTCTATATTACCGCTAGAATCTTTTCTACCTAAAGTAATAGTATAACCTGCAGCGCGACCAATGTTAGCACCAGTAACACCATCAAAACTTAATGGTAAACCATAACTTCTAACTAAAGTTGTTGTATCAGTTGGTGGATTAGTTCCAGTTCCAGTTGTAGCTGGTCCATAAAATCTTACCGTGTCGCCAGTTGTTCTGCTGTGTCCTGGTTCAAAAACATTTATGTCTGCAGATCCGGCAACTCTTGTTTCAAATGGATTTAATTCTAATAATCTTAACGCTGGGTTTTCTGTTCTTGCTGGACGTGCATTTCTTAAACCTTGTGGATCATTTATTCTAGCACGTGGTTGTAGCTGTGGGTGTTTAGGTTCAAACTCAGAAGAATGTACAAAAGAACCATTCCATTCTTTACGCATTTCAGCATAAGGAAAAGCCATACCGCTTCTATCAGAAATTGCTTTTGCGTTTTTACCTCTTGCAAAATTAGCCATTATAATTTACCGCCGGTGTTAAAAAAGTACTAGTTGAAGAACCATCTTCGACTAAAGCCCTTAATAGTTCTTCTTCGTATAAAGCTTTAGTAGTTGTTATTATTTGTGGGTTGTATTTTTGTGATAAATAGTAAGCTAAACCAGAAACCATACATGGTACAAAACGATAAGGTACATCTACTGTGTTGGTATATACACCTGCATCTTGGATTCTTTTTACAAAATAAATATGTGCGTTTTGTGCTGCAGAAGTTGCATCGGGTGTTGGGTAAAAAGTTACACTAACGTGATCTGAAAACTTACGTACATAGTATTGATTTGGAGTGCCTTTAGATAATTTGTTAGCTAATGCAGAATAAATAGAACGATTAATTTTATTCATAGCAGAATCAGATTGAGTCGTACTAGTTCTATCTGTTCTAAAAGTTGCTTCTAAAATATCTTCAAAACCATATAAACCATTAGTAGGTAAAGTTGTAGCACTTGTACCATCTGCAGAGCTTCTAAAGAATTTATATTCTGCTTGACCTTCAACTAAATCTATACTGGTTTCGCCTATTTCCCAATAGTGTAATCCTCTGTTAGCCCATTCTTGCAACATTATGTTTAAAGAACGTCTAGCAGAAGTAAGGTGATACCCAGACATTTCCTTAACACCTACACGATCATAGGCTTCTTGGAACACTTCGTCTAAAGCAAAACTATTTTCAAAATTATTAGTGCCGGAAGTTGCCATTTAGCTAGCCCCCTTACCCTGTATAATATGCTACGAAATAATCACAATTTGTTAATGCAACATAAGCACCAGTGTTAAATTTAATACCGTCTCCTGGTATGTAATGATCAAAAGATTCATTAGCTCCTGATCCAAATTTAAACTGAGCTTTTATTTTAGTGCTGCTTGCGCTTGTGCCATCATAAATAATGATAACAGCGTCTGCCGCACTTGACTGAGCTTGAATAGATTTGATTCTAATAGGACCTAGGTTAGTTGCTGTTCCAGCGCCGGTGCCTATGAATCCTTGCACACGTCCTGAAGATGTTAAAGGTTTTATTGCTAATACATCTGAACTCATATTTTTCTCCTAAACTAAGAGGGCCCGTAGGCCCTCTAAATTATTATTTATTATGCTGCGAAAACAAATGCACCAGTAACTTGAGTAGTCTCTGCTGCTAGTTTTGTTGCAATGTGCCATGTGCCTTTTTCATAACAAATGAAAGCTATCATTCCACCAGTAGTTAACAAGTTAGTTGTTGCGTTAGCTGGGGTAAAAGTCAATTTAGTTTCATTTGCTGCAGAAGTATCAAAAGTTACTTCACTTGAACCTCTTGATTCAATTACTGAACCGGTTGCCCAAATGTCAGAACCTGCTGCATCAAAAACCAATGTAGCTGTTCCGCCAGTTGTGTCTTTTGATTGACAGTAGATTACAATTGAACCTTGAGTTGCTGCCGGTAATGTACAAGTTGCAGCTGCTGCACCTGTGTAGTTTACCACTGAAATAGTGTTAGCTGCTAATGTTAAATTAGTTGCTGTTGCTACATCTGCGATTGATAAACCAGTTAGGTCAGGCATGCCTGAACTTTGTCTTGTTGTAATAATTCCAGTAGTTGAATTTTTAGTCGCTACTTGAAAGCCTTTTTCCGATCTAACCGGACCATTAAAAGTTGTTGTTGCCATAATTGTTTCTCCGTTTTCCGTTAATATAGTCCTGAGAATGTCTACTGCATGAGTCTATATTAACTGTTTATATATATGCAGTGCGTTGATTATAGTCTTTTAATATAGTGATTGCAAATAAAAAGGGGGCCGAAGCCCCCTTTAAATTAGATTACTTAATTAAGAATTAAGCAGTTCCTGGAGATCCGAAGATACCTCTAAAGTCAGAAAAGCCGAAGCTGTATCTTTCTCTAGCTTTATATCTCATGTTACCAGTGTCGAAGTCACCTTCCATAGCAGTTTTTAAAGCTGCTCTTTCAAAGTACTTCATTCCATTAGGAACATCAGTTTTGATAAAGAACGCGTCAGTATCAGTTAGGTAGTTATTCACTACGTAACCTTGAGGAATCATCCCCATTGATTTTACCGCGTTGATATCGTTATCTGCAGTACCAACTCTTTGAGAAGACTTCATCAGTCTTTCAGCTGTAAATTGTAGAGCAGAAGGAATAATCATTTTTACTCCTTTTGCAGCAATTTTTAAGCCTCTTTCATCTGTCATGTTAGCAATGTCAATTAACGATTGCTCTAAAGATGTCTCATTAAGGTCAGCAGCCGTAGTCAACGTGTTACTAACAGTCCCGTTTAAAGTAGGGTGATCAGTAGCACAAAGCTCTTTTGCATCCCCACCTGTAACGGCTGTGTTAAACGCGTTGTTTAGTACGTTTGCAGCTTTAACTTGCTTGGTTGTCGCCATAGATCTTGCTAACGCTTTAGTATAGCGTGAGCCAAGACTGTCATACAAGTTATCCTCAATTGCTTCTTCAGTAATAGAAAAAGCGAGAGCAATTGTCTCATGAGTGTAACGTGCAGTGAAAGTCTCTTGCGCATCGTCATAACCGATGGCAGATCCTTCTTGCTTAACGCCAGCAGATCCGAAACCACTTAACATCACTTCTTCTTCAAAAGCTCTGTCAGATGATTCTTTATCGAAAATCTCCAAATGTTGATTTTCGTAGTTTTTGTACTCAAGTCCGAATAATGCATTCAGACCTGGCTCTAGCTCTTTTGCTAGTTGTCCTCTTGATATAGCCATATATTCCTCCTGCTATTATGCGTCACCGCCAGTAGTTGTAAGGTAAAGATGCTCGTTAAATTTAACTACATAATTACAATCTGCTACCGAGATGTCATTGTTTTGTTGGTCCGAAGACGGTCTAATAATCCTGAACTGTGCTGTAGCACCAGAACCAGTAACAGAAGAAGCGGTAGTTGATTTAGCTCTACCAGTGACAGTGTCACCAGTACCTAGAACTGAATCGATATTATTACCTTGTGCTGCTTGTGCTAAGACTCCTCCTGCTTGAACTTCAAACAGAGTATTAGGATCGTCGTATACGAACGCGGTTATTGTTTCACCAGCAGCCACATTAGTTTGTGAATACTGATTTTTAAAAGTTGGTTTGCCAGTTGATGGATCTTTAGTTATGAATACACCGTTTAAAACACCAAGATTCTTAGCGCTTGTAGCTGTACCAGCAGTAATAACACCACTAGCATTTCCAACAATCATACCTTGAAATAAATCGAGGTTAGCGTTGTCAGCTATTTTGTATTCACTTGTAGCCATGTTATTAACACTGCTACCTAATTTTCCCATTGCTCTGAAACCAAATGCGGCACTTTGATTAGCCATATTGTTTTCCTCCTTAAAGGGTTAGTTGATTAAAATGATGGGTAAAAATTCCTAAAAAATTTTAGTCTTTTGAACCACCAAAAGTTACACGAGTCTGTCGATCATTATTAATCGGCATACTTGGATGCTGTTCCTTCATGAGATCGTTATTCACTGCTTCATTTCTTTCCGCAGTTAAGTTGTTAAAGTACGCTTCACGCGACTTTGCGATTTCTTCAGGGATCCTTGCCAGCACAAGGCCGCCAACTCCTATCATTCCTGCATACTTACCAGTATCAACGCTTGGATAATTGTCATTCGGATATTCATCTGCTCTTACAAATTCCCATCCGGAACGCATTTTTCCTGAAACATTTTGAGTATCGTCGAAACCCATTGATTCAGTTCTTATCCATCTATGTCGATACCCGTCTGGTGCAGGCGGTGAATCTAGAGATGATGGTGGAGTCCAAACTGCAGGTCTTTCGTTTTTGACCCTAGTTTCGCTCACGCGGGAAGTTTTAACAGTCTTTTTAGTATCTGTTGCTTTTTTAGTCATATGCTTATACTTCCTTTAGCGATAGTTGTTTCGCATACTCTTCGAGTGGCACACCTAATCTTTTAGAAATTGCTACCTGTGA